GGTAATGCAGTTGTAAGTCTTGGAGACAGGGTACGTATAGTTCGTAATGTAAATTTTACAACCAGTGCCTCCAGTATTAAAACAAATCTGTTACAAAGAACAATTGAATATTGTAATGACTACTGGCCTGTAAGTGCTTCTACAGGTACACCTCGTTATTACGCACGTAAGAATAACACTTCTATATTTATTGTACCAACTCCTGCATCTACTGTAACAGGAGAAATACAAACAGCTTCACAACCTTTAGCTCTTGCTTCAGCTACAGGAACAAGCGTTACAACACAAAACTATTTTAGCAACTACTGTTATGATGCTTTATTTTATGCTGCAATGATGGAAGCTACAATGTATATGAAGGATTGGAATACAATCGCTTCATGGCAACAACAATATGAAGCAGCAATAATTACACTTAGAAACCAAGCTAGAAGGACACGTCAAGATGATATGGCAGTTGCTGCCTCACCTGCTGGTGGTCCTGATACATTACAAGTAGGGAGTCCATAATTATGGTAGGAATATTAAGTAAATTAGTAGCAAAAGGTGTTAGTAAAGCTCGTAAAAATTCAGGTCCAAAGCAAAGAAGGAAAGTTACTTCTAAACCTCTATCTGCAAAGGAAAAACAGAGTCTGGCTGAAAAAAACAAGAGGTTCAAGAAACTTATGAAAGCAACGGAATTTAGCCCAAAAGCTCAAAAAAGAAAAGCATTAGAAGGTCTTCAACTAGAAGCTCAACGAAAAGGTGAAGCTGCAAAGCGTGGTGTTGATAAAAAGAAACAGGCTGCACTTAAGAAAAAATTAAAAGCAAAAGATAAAAAAGTAGAACGTGCTTTTGGTGGAATAGTAGGAAGAGGTGTAGCTCGTAGAGTAGGTTCAGCTTTAAGAGGTAGAAGTAAAAGTGCTACACGTAAAGATGAAACTGGCAAAAATGTTCGCATGTCTAAAGATACTGGTGCAGGTGTTATGCGAGAAGTTGCTTCAGGTAAAGGAGCAAAGATACAAAAAACACCTGCTGCTGAAAAAGCAAGAAAAGCTGAAGGAAGTGCTGCAAGCGATTTAAAACAACCAGCAGGAGGAAGTCCAGGACAAACCGCTAAAGATGCTGATAGTGGTTTAAAAGAATATCAAATGGCAGCTAAAAGAGCAAATGATTTTGATAAAGCTTTAGCAAAAAAAGAAAAGGCTTTAAAAGAATATAAAGAAAAAGCTGATAATTTAAGAGGTAAAGAAAGAATTAAATATATAGATAAAAATAGAGTTCGTATTCAATCATTAAGAGATTCTATTGCTGATATGAAATCTAGGGGTGGTCCTGGTGGAAAATCAAAAAGAGTTTTTGCTAAAAAAGTAACTAAACCAAAAGCTAATACACAAAAACCAAAAACTTCTAAAAAAAATATAAAGCCTAAAAAATTAACAACAGGTCAAAAAATAGGAATAGGAGCAGGAGCAGGAGCTACTGGTTTAGGAGGTATTAAGCTTTTAAGTGATAAAAAAGAAAAAAAGAATATGGGTGGTAAAGTACAATACAAAATGGGTGGTGGTAAAATAAAAGGCTACAAAAAAGGTGGACCCATTACTTATCGCATGACAGGTGGTCAGGTAGTCGATAATAGTTATGATTAATAGGTCTAGTGCTGGACAACAGATTATGAAGTCACCAAAGAAACGTAAACCAAAACTAGGGAGTGGAGCTAGATTCAAAGCTCTGACAACGAAACTAAAGAAACGTGGAGCAAAAAATCCTAAAGCTCTTGCTGCATATATAGGTCGTAAAAAATATGGTCCTAAGAAAATGGCAGCAATGGCAAAGAAAGGTAGAAAGAGGAAATCATAATGGATAAGAAAACCGTAGCAGTTGTAGAACAACCTGCTAAAGTAGAAACAAAACCTGTACAAGAAGATAGTAGTCTTGGGATAGGTATAGCAATTATTGCAGCTATTTGTATAGGTGCATGGTTTATCTATAGAAAATATAAAAAGGAGAAATAAAATGGCTGGACCCCATACTCTAATTAAACGTCCTCATAACCTAGATGAGATTGTAGGCAGACCTACAGGACAAGGATATGGGGCAGCACGAAAAGGACCAGATGTAAAAGGTCCACCCCAAGATGTTGTAGTTGATGAAAACTATGATGAAAGTAAGTCTTTTAAAGTGGAGACTTAATTATGGCAGCATTTGCTACTAAACTTGTTTCTAAAGTAACTAAACCAAAAAGAGGCCGTCCTAAAAGACGTAGAGGACCAAAGCCAAAACCTAAACCAGAGGTTAAAGTTAAGAAACCTGTTGCTCGTAAAAAACAAGAGAAGCCTTTATCTAAAAAAGCTAAAGCTGAAATTCAAAAGTTATCTGGAGTTAAGTTAACAGAATTAAAAAATAAAACTCCATCTGAGCAACGAAAGTATTTAAAAGCTAAATCAGATATAGCTGATACTAAAGACCCTCTACCAAGACGTAGAGCTACAGGACCAGAAGGTGAAGTACCTGTAGAACAAGGTCCATTGCTTTCCAAGGTTCAGCTTCCTAAAAAAATGTCTAAAGCTCAAGCTCGTAGACTTATTGTGTTAGGCAAAGCTAAAGTAAGAACTGATAAAAATGGTAAAAAGAAATTAGTTCCTACAGGTGAGTATGCACCTTCAAGACAAATTATAGCAGAAGAAATGGGTCTTGGTGGAAAAGGTAAACTACCTACTGAAGCAGAGCTTGATGCGATGGGTGGCTTTGAAATTAGAATGGGTGGTGGTAAAGTAAAACGTAATATAGGTGGGCCTGTTCGTGGAGTGGGTGCAGCTAGACAAGGTTTTGGTAAAGCTAAATATTCTGATAAAATGTACTAAAAGGAAATTTAAAATGACTCCAGAACAAGCAACAAAAAGATATGATAGAATAATGAAACAACTTTCTTCTCCTAGTAAAAGTACAACAGGAAAAATGATGAAGTTATTTGCTGGTACTAATAAAAAAACAAAACCAGCATCACCTACTAATGTAGCAGAAAGATTTGATAAGGCTTTAAAAGGTGCGCCATTTACAGCAAAACAAAGAACATCCATGTATAATGCTGCTAATAAAGTATATAAAAATTTTCTTAAAGATTCTGAAAAAGGACTATCAAGAGCAGAGAAAAAAATAAAGAAAGGTACAGCAAAATATCCAGAGTTAAATGTTAAAAGAATTAAAGAAACAAATATTATTCCTAGAGCAAGAGCTAGAATAGCATCATTAAAAGTACAAGACCCAGAAGTAGGTCAAGAAGGTCCATATAAAGATAAAACAGATTTTTTTGCTGATGAAGGAAAAGCTATAGGAGATGCAGCACGGTACGAAAAACATATGGCAAAAAAAGATGTTAAACGTAATATGGGTGGCCGTGTTCGTGGAGTAGGCCAAGCTATAAGAGGTTTTGGCAATGCTAAATATTCTGATAAAATGTATTAATGGTTGATGAAGATTTTTTAAAACGATATGAACAATCTGTAGAAGCAGGAGAAGATGATTATAGTTTAGTAGACTATAGTTGTGTTAAACCTTTAAAAGAAGATTTTGATTGTTTTGATGAGTATTGGAAAGAACTTACGCATTATTTAAAAGAAAAGTATAAGTATACATATGGCAGCAAAGCGCAGAAAAAGTAATATGAAAGGGATTACCATTGGTAGGGGCATGAAACGTCCTACCAAGGCTGGTGCTGGTATGACCAAGAAAGGTGTAGCCAAGTATCGTAGACAGAATCCTGGTTCTAAATTAAAGACTGCTGTTACTGAAAAAAAACCTACTGGTAAACGTGCAGCAAGACGTAAATCATATTGTGCTAGGTCTGCAGGACAAATGAAAAAGTTTCCCAAAGCTGCCAAGAATCCCAATAGTAGATTAAGACAAGCTAGAAAAAGGTGGAGGTGTTAATGCCTAAGAAAACAACTTCTAAACCTCTTACTATGAGACAAAAGCAAACTCTACAAAGACATGCTAAACATCATACTGTTAAACATATGGCTAGTATGAGAGCAGCAATGCGAAAAGGAAAAACATTTGGTGCTGCTCATAAAGAGGCAATGAAGAAAGTAGGCCGTTAATGGCAGTTGCCAAGAAGCGTGACCCAAAGAAATGGGCTGCTGCTAAAGCTAGAGCAAAGCGTAAGATGGGTGGTAAACACTCAGCAAGAGCTATGCAACTAGCAACTAAGTATTATAAAGATGCAGGTGGCACATACTCAGGTAAGAAAAAACCAAGTAATAAACTTTCTAAATGGAGTAAGCAAAAATGGAGAACCAAGTCAGGGAAACCAAGCAGCAAGACAGGAGAACGGTATCTTCCAGAAAAAGCAATCAAGGCATTATCTTCAAAGGAATATGCAGCGACCACCAGAGCAAAGAGAAAAGGGACTGCTGCAGGGAAGCA